TTTATCCTTATGCTAAAGTGCAACGAAGGTTCAGAAGCCAAGAATCATTTAGAATTCTGGGTACAGTTCCCATCTTCCAACCAATCGAGCAATTCATCGCTAAAGGTGAATCATAAATTGGAGGACGATACAAGAAGGAGGCACTATAGCCGTCCTGCTCAACTGTTGCATATGACTCTCTGCCAACGCAGATAATATTATACACATCAGCCCCTAACATCGACGCTGCTGGAGTTACTGAACCAACAGGTGACAAGAGAAATCTTAAGTTGGCAATCGAGCCATGCTCAGCATCTAAAGTACTTTGTTGATTCGCGTAGTTCCATTTTTGTATAAACCCATTAACATTCTCGAGCTGGCCAATAAGGTTAGTTGCACCCAATGCGAAAAAAGCATCTCTTACTGGTGCAGTTCCAAATTTGTTCTCTCCTTCAATTCCAGAGATGAACGAATATGCAGAGTTGTTTCTCAATGTTCTAATTACATAATCAACGTCAGTTCGGGTAATTTCAGTTGGATTATCTCCATCTGCCCCCCCTACAGCATTCGCAAATGCAGCTGTAGAAACTAACATATCACGAATTAGTTGATCTTCAGTTTCACGTAAGGAAACGCCAAGTCTGATGGCTGCTTCGTTGAGCGCTGGGTCCTGGTTCTGTAAAGTAACTTGTTCATTCATATAAATATATGTCCCATAAAAACTCATTTGGGCATCAATATTTAATGCTGAAAGAACCTGTGGAGCTGGACAAATTCCAGAATTTCCTAGTGGGACGGGCGCTGTTGCCAACGGGTTGTAGCGTCGGAACCTCATCACCGTGCCCCCATTGCGGGGCATCTGTTTACGAGATGCTGGTATACCGAACACCAAATACGGCACAGCAACTGCCAACAACTTCATTGAGAAGGTCTGCTGGACTGGAGCTGGCAGGAGCGAAGTAGTTGTTATACTCATTTCTTTAATCCAAAAATTAAAAAAAAGATCTTAACCAACTAGTATCCCTTCGTCGCCTCATCCATCTCTCGCCTTAACTGCGCTGCATACTCTGGAGTCATGGTCATAAGGCCATTCTCAAATGCTTTCGCATTCCCTATCGCTGAACTTCTCGTGACTGCATTGACAGACATGGGCTTTTTGGAGTTCTCTATAGCGCGAGCTTTTTGAGGTTGTGTTTTCGCCATGTCTCCAATCCCTGTTCTTTTGAGAAGTTTGTAGGCTGCAACTGCCTGGGTGTAAGGATCTGATGAAAGTGCATAAAGGGAGCTAGCTAGCTCGGGATCTTGTTGTTTCAATAATTCTATATTGTCGCGAGTCACAACAGTGTCATAATCAGAAAATTTCGCCCTCAGCCTGTCTTCAGCTGTCGACGCTTCCCTCTGCCTGATAATTTCCTCGGCGGCTTCCCTGGCCATTTTCGAAGCTAGGCCTCTAGCTTGCTTTGCTGTGACAATATCGTCATCTGCCAGTCTCGCGAGGTCGTCATCATCTTCAGAGGAAGAATCATCTTGCTGATTCAAGGAAAGGATGTATCTCTCCTGAGCTTCTGTTTTCTGCCGTAACTCATCAATTTGCCTCCGCGCTTCTCTCCAGTTGTATTCCTGATCTGACATTGCCTGATTAGAAACTGCCTGGGGAGCTTCCTGGGGGCTGGACTGCTGGTCTGCCTCTTGTGGGGGAGCGACGTCCTGGGTTGGCTCAGCCTGCGCTGTTGCCTCGCCTACACTCACGTTTTCTTCTTCAGTCATCTAGCTATCCTTATGGATGGTGAATCCAAGTACACCTTTTTTTAATGTTTCTGATGAGTCAGACATTTACGATGTCAACGAATGATTTGACTCAACAATTTTGTTGATAGCTGAAGGGAGGAATTTAGTCAAATAATTGTTTATATATACAAAAACTGTGCATATGGGTAGACTCATGCACAAGAAAAGGGGGTTTTGTGCGGATGAGTATTATTTCTGGAAATGGATCAGCGTCAAAGAAGGATAGGTATGGATTCGACGAATAACCCCATTGACCCAGAATGGAAAGGTTTTTTGATGAATGCTGCTATGTCAATAGATAACTATATTGAAGAGCAAAAGCATAAACCAGCATGGATCAGCGTCAAAGACAGGCTGCCAAATGAAGATGAAGACGTAATACTATGTTCCAGACGTAGTCAAAAACATGTTTACGTAACATATGGACATTACCACTTATTTGATGACAAACCATATTTTGAAAATGATTGCGGTGGAATTCGAAACGTCACATACTGGATGCCGCTACCTGAACCTCCGGAGGCAAAAAAGGATGTGAAGACCTAATTCAGGAAGAACACAATTCCTTAAGATCCGTCTTTTGTTTTGGATCTTGTATTTTGAAAGGTCAAAACCGTGAATCTTTGACAAGCTAGGAATCTGTCCCGACCTTATAAGATCTGATTCAAAATCCTTTTCCTTAATTTCAAAATTACACCAAAAAAAATGTCTTTGAATGACTACTGATGGAGGAATTAAGGGTTGATAATATGGTCTAACATTTTCGACTATCCATTTACACGCACAGTGATGTTGCATGAAAATTATTTCTTGATACAGCCTCATATCTGGATATTTAGGTTTTGTTCCCCGATATCTCACACAAATATTCTTTCTAAAAGATGAGTGAGACTGACATGGTGGCGAACTCCAAATGAAGTCATATTCCTTATAATGATCTAATAAATATTGATGAGCATCTCCTACGATCATCTCATCATTTGGAAAGAAATCTGAATATATTTGAGCAATTTCTGGATTTAGCTCAACAGAAGTAATTTTATGTTCAAGCCCCCATAATTTACGATTCCCGCCAATCCCAGAATAAAGATTGAGAATCTTCATTTCCAAACATCCCAATCAAAATCATATGAATCTTTGTCGAGCTTTAGATTAAAACAGGCTTCCACCCATTTAACTAACTCCTGATCATAGTTCAGGGGCTGCCTCGCTATATTGATGCAGTCGTCAAAACTAGGGAGGCTCCAGAGGGTCTTGATGTTCCCTGAGCTCGCGTCGACAATGTATAAAGTTTTGGTCCATGTGCTGTATTCCTCCATGGCCTTGAAGGCATGGGGGGGCGTCTGTCGGGCGATAAAAAAATTCCTGATCACGTTGTTGGACCAGAACTCTTTTTTTGTCAGAACAAATATGTAAAAAGGATTTTTGTATTTCGCGCGATTCTCTTCTATGCACTTTTCTATTTCTTTCGCATAGTCTGCCCCGAACGCGTCTAAAGTATCCCCAACAGTCTGGATGGGCTGGGGCTTCGACATGATGTCTATGACAGCTTGCCCAACTCGCTGGCCCTTGGCCCCAAATCTGTTGTATGCGTATTTATCTGGCTCAGCCAACATGCTTCCTCCTTAGCTAATGGCGCCCAGCTCAGGAGTTGCCCTAGGGGGGATTCCTCTCTCAGTGGCTCTTTTTTAAGGAGCGGTGACCCTGGTGCTTTTTGGTCTTTATGACGCCTAAATTATTTTCCCCTGCCAGCCTTGTGGCTGACTGACAACATCCCTTTCGGGTGCATCGAAACAGCACTAAAGTTTTTTATGGCGGGAAGCTTCATCTTCTTAACTTTGGGACTTCCTAACTTCTGAACTTTGGAACTTCCTAACTTCTGAATTGCCTTAGCCACAGCTCTTCCCCTTCACTGTCTTCATCAATTTCTTGTCGTCCTTGATGGCCATCTTCTCTTCTTTGATGTCTTTCTTTAGGTGTGTGGAGACTTTCTTCCCCATCTTCTTCATCATTTTCATGGGAGCACCTTCGCATATTTCGTTTTCTTGGTATCCAATCTGACGCCCTTCTTCACCTCTTTCTTGCTCAATTTCGGCGTGTCGAGCGCGTCCTTGGGCTCTGCCTTGTATTGTGGCTCTCCCTTGGGGTGATGGGTGGAAGTTTTCTTGTGAGGAAGAGCTTTCTTCAGCATCTTTCCAAACATCTTCCTATCCTGGGCTTCATCATCGTGCCCTCTCATAAATTCTTCCTTCTAATGTTGGAGCGAAGGGCCAGTGAGCATGAGCTTGTTGGTCTTCTCATCCTGTGTCCGCTTGACATTCTTAGGAATCGTAACGCCTTTGTTCTTCAGAACGCGCTCTGCTATCTTCCTGGCCTTCCCGCCTGGTCTCAACATGACCATAAATTTAGTTTCTTTTTTTCTTTTCTATTTCTGATTACTTACATGTTTTCGTACAGTATTTTTCCCATGCTCCACAGTCTGGTCAATCCCAGTGATCGTGTCGTCAATGTCATATCCAAGAGACGAGGGCTTTGGATATTCCTCCTGGTGATCCTCGCGAGGCATGTTCGCGAAACTCTTCTTATCTTTGCCGAAATCTTTCCCTGAACCCATAACTCTATTCCTCCTTTAGGAATATTTTTGTTTTACATTCTTCATCGTACAAAATCAATTATTTTTTCGATATAGACAATTTATTTTCCTTGTCATATGAGGAAGGGACAAACAAAAGGGAGGAAGTTTTATGAGTACACCTAAGCGGATAGATTTCTCAGATCCAAGATGGCTAAGAGTTCGTGCAGACATAATTGATCGAGATAAAGCTTGTTATATGTGTGGGGCAACCATAGGGGATAACAAAAAATTGGTAGCACATCATAAAGCATACATAGACGATCGAGAGGAATGGGATCACCCCCTCGAATTGATGGTGTGCATGTGCGACAAATGTCATCAAAGTATCTATCGACCAGGATCAATTCCTGTTTTTCAAACTGAAGAAGAAGCTCTTGCATTTGTTAGAAAAACATCAGGAGAAATTCAAAAAGTTGACGAGAGTGAAAAAGTTTCGCAAGAAAAAAAGAAAGGCGTCACTGGCCACAAATACGCCGCTCTCTCTGTTGAAGAAAGAGAGGAATTGGATGCATTAGTTGTTCGCACGGGAACTCCATCTACAAAAATACTTCAAATATCTTTTAAATTGCTTATGAATAAAGTCAATTTTATAAACAAATTCGATAAAGATGAAATGATGAAATCTATTTTTCAATAACAAAAGCAAGAACAATAGGAGGAATTATGTCTACAGCAGGATCAATCATGTATAAAGGTCACAAATGGGCAAAAATTAGGGAGAAGATCACAGGAGTGGGCCACCACTCGCATAAATGTGAGACCTGCGGGGCGCTCTACACTGAGGCGAGCTCAAGTCCAGTCAAGAATTATGCCTGCGGGAAGAGGAACGTGAAGGGGAGGTATGTTTACAGATATGTCCCACTCACCTTAGATCAGAATACGGCTTGGGAAAAGCTCGTCGATAATTCTGGGATGCCCTCTATCGAACTTATGGAGCTCCTTTTTAACGATTTCTCCACCAATGGAACAGCAAAAGTGCAGATAATGAAATAAATACTGCCTAAAAACGATGAAAATCTGGTAAAAACCTAAATAAGGCTGAGTTTACCTATATTCTCCAGCCTCATAGGCTCCTTTTAGCCCAGCGAAGGGAAGGAGCCTATTTTTTTTCTATTTTTCTTGTCAAAATATCCCAGTAAGGTATAATAAGGACAGCCAGCAACGATAGTTCTGGCCTTCATTTTCAACTTCCTTTGGCCTGGGTGGAACCTCCTCCATCCAGGTTTTTCACTGTCCAGGAATCATGCATTGTTCTAGGCGAGAATTCGTAATTCAATGACAGAACCTTTGAAATATCCAATTTTTCCATTAATTCTGGGTCAGTGGCAGGCTTAATTATTTCCTTCCGCCCGTCTTGGGGAAGAGAGAAGACCTGCACGTCAACAATATTGTCTCTCGTGAGGTCCTCGCCATGCCTCAGGTAAAATACGATTTCCTTATTTTCCCTAACTAAGACAAGTATACTTTTATACTCCATCACGCTGCCATCTGTTGAGGTTGAGGCGACTTCGCAACTCCAGAACTTCCTGAGTTAGGAACTCCCGAACTTCCTGAGTTAGTAACTTCCTGACTCTGCATCTGCTTAAGTTCCTCACTGCCTCTCTCCATCGCCTGGGAATGCTGATCTATCCCCTGACTCAATGCCAGAACCTTTTGTATTTGGTCAATATCTACCCCATCAATTTCTTTGGCCGCGAGGATGATCTTCATGACGGCTTCGATCTTGTCAGTCTCGCCCTTCTCCAGCTTCCCTATCGCCTCAGCCTTGTCAAGCTGGATCTTGCCCATCCTCTCTTGCGCCTGCGCCTGCTGAGCTGCTGCAAAGCCTAATTTGGTCTCATTGTCCACCCTGGCAGCTTCCATCTGGGCTTGCGCCATCGCCTGCTCCTGCTGCTGCTGCTGCTCTTGCTGCTTCTGTATGGTCTCCATAGTCTTATCTTTATCTGTAAACTGCACATACTCCAAAATATCGCTCATGGGGATGGGAACGCCCATCTCAAGGAGGTACAGTCGCTGCTGAAGAGCTAATTGTTTCTGGGTGGCTGTCAAGGGGGCCTCCTCAACCACAGAATCATACTCGCTAAACGCCCTGTTGTAAAACTCTGGAGATGGCTCCTCGCCCAAAATTCTCTTGATCTTCCCTGGGGTCCAGTTCTCTTGAACAAGCTTAGTAATAATGTTTCCTAACAGCTTCTGCGACATGTCGAGGTTGTCAAAAAGGCCTTGAAGGGTCACCAGCCCCGCCCCCTGCCTCAACATGGAAAGAATTCCTGCTTTTTCGTCGATCGCACTACCGAGTAGTTCCTCGTTGACCCCAGAGATTTGATTAATTTCTTGACCAAGAGTCTCGCACAGCTGCAACATGCTGGGAGGCACCTGCGGGGGCAATATCTGCTCTACATCAGTCATTTGAGCTTCAGCTCTCAACGCCAGTCCTCTGCCCTGCCCAGAAAGAAATACATCTTTTGGATTTACGAGAGCGTTTTCCTTATATTTGTATCCAGAAGTTATCTGGCTCTCCAGGATGTCTAGGGAGGTAATCAGCCTTCGATTGTAGAGAGCTTGGGCATCTCTGAGCGATCTTACTACCCCTTGCACCCTCAATGGAAAATAGGGCAATTCGGGCCTGTAGTAGGCCCAGCAGGGCACAAAGGGATAGCAATCTAGCCCGCTAGGCTGGGGGCCATTGTAAAACACCCTGCCCTGGGCTACGAGGGCTAGATTCACCGTGGGGATTTCGTTGGTCACTACAGTAGTTTGGGGATATTGGCTCAGGAAGTTCGCAAGATCCTCTTTCTCGCCTTTCCACTCGATACACTCTCCAGTTTCAGTGTCGACAATCAGTTTCTGGCTTCGGGTGGTCAAGTAATAAAATTCATCGTATATAATTAAATCTTGCTGGGCATATGCGTAAGACTCAGGAAGAAATTGAAACTTGCCATCTCTGTTCCCGCAGCCCCTCAAAGACTGTATTTCTTCATCCCGCCCAGGAAGAAGGGATTTTATCTGATTCCTGCTGAGGTATTTCCTCGTCCATATTCAATTACAATCAGACAAATCTTTCTTTTTAAAGAAACTATCAATCAAATATCCATTATATGATACATTATCAACTTTAATTTCACCATTGACACAATCCCTCGTGTAGTCAATCCAAGGCGCCAGGAGGTTCATTCCTGAGATGACAGCTCCCTCAAAAGCCTCTGACAACGTCTCCAGGACATGCCCATGTGAGTTAATATGATAATGAATCTTAGTGAATTGGTCCGCTGTCTCTTGAGCATCGTCATGCACTGGGACGATCTGGGTACTCTTCCTATGCTGCCTCTGGTACCCGCAAATCATATTTACAACACGTAAGAT